ATTTCGCAGATGCAGAATTCCGTCATTCTCTACATTTGCATTACCCAAGGAAAATGGGAAACGGAAGGATCGGCTACCGGATTCGGCGCTTCCGGCCTGCAAACCATGTCCAATATCGACGGGCTCACGGCCGCTCACACAAATGCCGGGCAAGGCGTTGGGCCAATTTTTACCAGGATGCTCAACCGCATCGCGACCTGCGCAAATACCAATGATTCGGCAAATCTTCCCGCGTCTTTTAGCGGAGCCATGATCACGGTAGTCAATGCGGGAGCACAAACCGCCGCAATTTTCCCAGCCGCCGGCGAGCAGATCAATGCGCTAGGCGCTAACAATGCCTTCGCTTTGGCCGCCGCAAAAGTCGCGCAGTTCTATTGCCTGACTGTTGGCCAGTGGCACACCATTCTCACCGCATAGAACAGGAGCAACCATGCCGGAACCGCAGCAGTTAAGCACGGAGGAAATCTCTCGAATGCGAGATATACTCGCGCAGCACGACAAGGCGCACGCCAATCGCTTCATGGATCTCAACAATCCACCCCGGGAACCTTATGTCTTTCAGAAGTTCCCCATGCTGCTTTACAGCCACAAGGAAAGCAAGCCGCCGCGCGCAGAACAGAAGCGCGATCCATACAATCCTAATGGTCCGGTCGAATTGATCCACCACCCGGCAATGCTAGCAACGCGCACGGTGAACAATGAGGGCGAATTGAAGCAGTGGCTCGAAAAGGGATGGTCTAAGGCACCGCCGGTTTTTGATGCGCCTCTTGAAAAGGCCGGGTAAAGTTTTGCCCGGTCATGTTTTAATGGCGGCCTAACCATGGCGAAATTCAGCGATCTCATTTCCGATGCCCTCAAGGAGATTTCCGTCATTGCCGCCGGAGAGCCAGGCAATGGCGATGATCTGCAGGAAGGTCTAAACAAACTGAATGACCTGCTCGACCTGTGGAACTCCCGCGAACGGGCGGCATGGTCGCAGGTTTTTAAGACCTACACCCTGACCGCCGGTCATCAGCCCCATTTACTGGGTCCGGGACTCAGTTCTCCAGACTTCAATACCCAGGCTCCAGTTGATGGCGGAACAGTAAGCGCGAATTCTTCGCGGCCATCCAAAATCTATGCCGCCGCCATCGTCTTCAACAATCTGACGCCGAACGTCACGGCTCCGATCCCAATCAAAGATGCCAAATGGTGGGCTTATCAGCGGGTGAAATCCCTAAGCTCGAATGTTCCGACCGCGCTTTATCCACAAATGGACTTTCCGAATCTATCTCTCTTCCTGTGGCCGGTTCCGAATTTCGCCTATGGTCTGGAGCTTGAGACGCGAGGTATCCTGTCCCAAGTCAAGCTTTCCGATCCGGTCAGCCTTCCCCCTGGCTACAAGCGGGCTCTCACGCTTTCCTTGGCGGAAGAATTGCTTTCCTGCTTCCCGGCCAATGGGCGGGAAGATGCCCGGTTGGTTTCGCGGGCGCAACAGGCGCGCCAAATGATCTTCAATGCGAATTCGCAGCCCCCTACCATGGAAACCAAAGATTCCGGACTTCCGACCGTTGGCGGCTCCGGACAGTACTTCAATTACATCACCGGGGATATCGGCTGATGCCGCGATTCGGCTTCATCGGCGGCGCATATACGGTCCAATCACCCACCTTGGCGGCGGAAGAGTGCATCAACTGGCATCCGCAGGTCACGGAATCGGAAGGCAAAAGCAAAGCCTCCCTGATGCCCTCTCCGGGCCTTTCCACGTTCGCTACTATTCCGGGCGAGACGAAGATTCGCGGAATGCTTCAGTACTTCGGCCCTGGCGCTACTCCCGAGCGCTGTTTTGTCGCCGGCGCTTTTTTCTCGGAAATCATCTCCACCGGATCCGTTTTTACGTACGGAGCCTTGGCGGTCGATGCCAATCCTGTTTCCATGGATGCCGGGCCGAATCAGCTTCTCATTGCGAGCGGCGGCCAACTTTATTGGTTCAACCTGCAAACTAATGTGCTGACGCCCATCAATGACCCTGCCGGGGTTCTACAGGTTGCGGCATCGGATACCTTCGGAATCGCTCTTTTGCAGAATTCGAATATCTTGAGAATTTCCAAGGTCGCGGATTTCAGCAATTGGCCGCCGCTCCAGATCATCCAGCCGAACGTATTTCCCGACAACATCAATGGCATCATCGTCGATCACCGTGAATTGTGGCTGTTTGGCCAGAAATCCTCGGCTGTTTATGGCGATACGGGAAGCGTCAACATCTTCGATCCGATCGGCGGCGCAAGTCTCGAGTGCGGCGGAAGCTCGGCTTTCGGCAGCTGCCGAATGGACAATTCCATTTTCTGGTGGGATCAGGACGAACGCGGCGCGGCGGTTGCTCGGCGGGCTGCGGGCTATTCCCCCCAGCGGATCAGCACGCATGCGGTCGAGTTTGCGGTGCAGAATTACCCTGCCAGGGCTACGGATGCGATCAGCTTCTCTTTCCAGAGCGAAGGTCACACCTTTTGGCAGACCTACTTTCCCAGCGGCAAGACTACTTGGCGCTACGATGTGGCTTCCGGACTGTGGCACAAGGCGCTCTATTGGTCCAATGGCCTTTTCCAGCCCCATCTGAGCCAGTGCCATGCCTATGTTTTCGGCAAGCATCTGGTGGGCGATCGGGCTTCGGGAAAAGTCTATGACATGTCATCACAATACAACGATGATGCCGGAGCCCCGATCCGCAGGATGCGCCGTTCGCCCTATATTTCCGGAGAAGATGAATTTATTAGTTTCAATCGGTTTGTTTTTTTGATGGAGCAGGGACTTGCTCTCCAGGTCGGGCAGGGTTCGGCTCCGATTGCATTTCTCAAATGGACCGATGACGGCGGCCATACTTGGTCTAATGAACATCAGATTCCTTGCGGTTTGGTGGGGCAATACCGCGCACGTGCCCAGAAGTGGAGACTTGGCCGGGCTCGATCCAGGGCAATTGAGTTCGCCGTTTCCGATCCGATTCCTTGGCGGCTGATCGATGCCTATTACAACGGCTCCGATGCCCAAGAGGGCGCAAGTCCGCGGCTAGGCGAAAAGCTTAGGAGATCGGCCTAGATGCCCGCCCCACAATCCAGCAATCCCCCTGGACGCGCCCCTTTGATCCGATCCGGCATCAACGCCGCCGATTTGTCGGAAAGGCCCATGCAGGAAATATTCAATCGGGAGTTTTGGAAGTGGCTGCAATCGCTTGAGAACTCGGCGCAAAATTCGGCCAGGACATTTACCAGCAATTCGCATAGCAACCGCCTCACCCTGCCGGCGCTTTTACCCTCCGCTTTTCCAGTGGGAGCGACCTTTTTTGAAGTGGACCGCGGCGTGTTCTATTTCACCAATGGAACCACATGGCAATATGCCGGTGGAATCATGGTGGTTCCACAGGCGCAAATTCCAGCCGATTTAGGGGCTCCCGATACCGGATTTCTGGTGAATGTCACCGATTTTGGACACCTTTTGCGCTGGACAGGAACGGCATGGACGTGGGGACCAGGGGATGCGGGGAGCGGGGAAATTCAGGGCTTCTTGGTAGATCCAGCGGGTCCGGGTTGGCACATCTGTAATGGCTCCACGGTTTCCTATCTGAAGCAGGATGGCACCCTTGGAAGTGTCACGCTCCCGGACTATTCCACCTCTCCTTATTTGAAGTTCAGTACTGCTCTTGCGGCGGGACCCACGGCCGCTTCGGGAAGCACGGCGGCTGTCAGCGGCGGTATCCCCAGTGGCACTAATTCAGCCCCGGCATTCGCCGGCACATTTACCGGAACGCCTGGAAACACCGGCAATGAAAGCGCGGATACAGCCAATGTGGCTGTCACCGGGGCGACCTCGGTTGCCGCCGCGCCGCACACCCATCCATTCACTCCGGCGGGTACGATTGCCGGTACGGTTGCAGCGCCGGTCTTCAGCGGAAATGCGCTGGCTCCGCACTCTCATGGGCCGGGGACGCTCGATCTTCGCAATACCCAACTCAAAGCTTGGTTCAGACAATAAGGAGAAAAATGGACATTACCCGCGCAACCGAAACTACACCTGAAGCCAAACAGATCATCGAAGACATGTTCCAATACCATCCATGGAATGAAGAACAAGCCGCCAAAGGACTCAAGGTTAGGGTGGCTTTACAGTTGGCATTTGAAGCCATCATCGCCAATGTTCCGCCGTCTCCTGACCGGAGCGCGGCTTTGCGCAAGATTCGCGATGCGCGGATGGATGCCAATTCCGCAATTACACATGGTGGAAAGTACTGATTTGAGCGCGACTGAAGTCATAGCGATTCAGCGGGAAAGGCTTTCTTCGGTCCACGACGAAATTCTTCCGCTTCTAGAAAAGCATTGGCAGGAAATCGCCCTCAATCGAGACAAAATCCGCCTTGCTCCAGACTGGGAAAGCTACTGGAAAAAGGACGAATGCGGCGACCTGCATATCATTACCGTGCGCATTGATGGGAAATTGGTTGGGTACCATGTGGCCTTTCTCCTTCGACACCTACACTATCAGGAAGACGTGATAGCGGCTACGGACATCTACTATATTGATCCGCAGGTGCGCGGAGCTGGAATCGGAGCCAGCCTGTTTTTGGAAGTGGAACGGTCGCTACGATCCTTGGGAGTGAAAAAGATTGTTTCGATGACCAAGATCCACCAAGATCACGGGAAATTGCTCACGGCCTTAGGCTACGAAGCAGTTGAAACGGTTTACTCGAAATACATAGGCGAATGACATGGGACTGATTGGGGGACTCGGAATTGCCGGAATTGCCGGAATTGCCGGGAGCCTCGGGAGCGCTGCGATCGGAGCTAATGCGGCCGGGAATGCGTCCAATGCGCAGGTCCAGGCGGCGAACCAAGCGGCCCAGCTCCAATACCAGGAATCACAGAACGCGCTCGATTTCCAAAAGCAGCAGTGGAATACGAGCCAGCAGAATCTAGCACCATGGCTCAATACCGGCCGCTCCGGATTGAACAGGCTCTCTTATCTGATGGGCCTTGATCCCGGCAATGGTGGAACAGCGACCGGCACGGCTCCGGGAGCACTTCCGCCCCCTTCGAGTCCTGGTGGATTTCA